GGATGATACAGTAGATGCTAATACTTTGGTATTACGACTAAGATTTAAAGCCATTTTTATTTACCTCTTATATACTTTGAGCTGTGGTATGTTGATCGCTATTGTCGTCTCACCCACTTAGCTCAGTTTAAGGACTTACTTCGTATAACACTTCTAAAGTTAGTTCTCCTACTCCATAGGGAGCAAGTAACCCTTCGTCAGTGGAAATAGAGTTAAGCCGTATTTCCTGAGTAACCTTACCTGTATCATAGGTTAACTCATTATTATCGTCGATAACGCGTTCGATATCAACTAATAATTTCTCTAGTTCTATTACGGGCTCTTCTTGCTGTACGTAACATCTGATTGTTACTGCAAGATGCCCCCATTTAAAACCGCCAGGGAGATAATCCCTAAATTCGTTGCCAGCTACTACGCTGACGGAAGGAAAGTCAAATACTTCGTCCCAGAACTCTAACTTATTAGTAACGTTACTGTTAACGTCTATGTTATAAGGACTGGAACCATTGATTCCTTTTAATTTTGCTACTAGTGCGTCTACTATCGCTCCACGGGCTTTACCTGCCATTACATTCTCCTAGTTCTTAAATCAAACTTGTTGTGTATGTACATCTCTGCTACTTCACGTATTGATTTATCAATTAATCTTCTAGGGTCTCTGAATTCGTTTCCCTGCTTATAGCCTCTTTCGAAAGTTTGGTAAGGTCTTTTCATGTACTCATAAAAAGCGGTAACTTGGCCCTCTCTCGTAAAGCTCATTTGAGTAACCTTAACACTTGAAGCAAGTCTCCCACTTCTGTAAACTAGTGCAGGGGCCTTCATGTTCTGCTTCAGTTGACCGTGTAGTAACGCATTGATCATACTGGTCACGTTTACTAATGAAGTAAATCGACCTCGTGGATCTTGAAGCCTTTGTGTTGTGGCCACCTTCTTAGCTGCACTCTTAGCTGCCATGCTCTTGGATTTAATAGAAGCTAAAGTAGGTACGACTAACCTCTTTTTTGCTTTCTTCCTAGATACCTTTTTTGAGGCTTTGGAGGTAGAAGGGGTTTTCTTTGAGTCAAACCCATCTAGTGCTTTATCTATTGAAGTATCTACGTACTTTAAAACAGAAGGACTGGCTTTAGTGTTCCCCCAATTCTCATCATTTGCGATAGCTAATACTGCTTCCTCAAGTGCTACTTTAAACTGTTCGTTCCCTTTTCTCTCTGCCGCAGCCAGCGTACCTTTATTATCTTTAGCTAGCTGTAAGTCTACGTATAGAACAAAAGCTTTTTTTATGTTACCTGCAGTAGTGAAAGTGGTAGATGCCTGTGTCTTAATAGTAACACTATCTAAATCCAGCTTTGTACCTGCTGCAGACTGTAAAAATACTGCATCTAAGGCATTTTCTGCTACTTGATACTTTGCTGCAAACTTCTGCCACTCTTTGTAGGCCAGTAGAGTTCTGTACTCTACTGCCGCTAATACTGTATCGGACCCGTGCCCTATATTAAAAGCAGTGGAAAACTTAGGCGCACCCTCTCCTAGTATATTTACAAAATCAGGGTCTGTTGCTAGCCCAGCTTTCCACTTGCTTAGCACACCATAGCTTTTTGCACTATAATAGTTATATGCTCCAGAGGAAGTACGTGTATCTTTGAACTTAGTATTTAGCGAGTTAACTACCATAGTAGCTGCTTTAGAAGCAGAAGCTCTGTCTAAGTCATACACCCCTTTATCCATAAAGTGTGTAATTAAAGATGCATGCCCTACTCGAAAGCTATGGCTAACACCGCCCTTTTGTAGCTTTGGCTCTCTTAGGTCAGTACTTAATCTTCTTGTTATTCTTTTTACTAATAATTCTAGAGATTTTTGAGACACTAAGCACTCCTGTACAAATCAAGTATACGTTTGATATGTGCAGGAAAGTCTTGAGGTTTATCTGTTGGAGACGTTTTCGACGATATAGTCACACCATCAGAAATTGCTTTCCTAGGTGTAGACTCTTTCTTGTAATAGTACGTAACTAAATCGTAACAGGCAAGTTTTAAATCATCAGGAGTAGCTGGGTAGCCACCCTTGTATGTAACTTTAACCGTGTCAGGTCCAGTAGGGAATTGTGAAATTAACCCTTGTGGTCCTACTCTTACTAAGCGGTCTGATTCGGCATCGAACATGTACTGAGGCTGGGCAACCCAAAAGTTGCCTGCGCTAGTACATGCTGCTGCGTTAGTGAAGCCAGAGGCACTGCAGTCCCCGGTCCATCTGTTGGCAGTAAAGTCCCATGTGTCACCTGCGGTGTGACCAGTAGTTGCTCCAAGTGTAACAGACAGCCCATTCTCTAAAGATTGTTCTGTACCTGTTACTGCGATTCCCGTTTTATACCAATTTGCACCCCCGTCTCTAGACCACTTTAAAGTGTCCGGAGATCCTGCGCTTTCGATTTCTACTCTATATTGACGACCCACCTCACCTGTAGTAGTGGTGGACTGGTAACTTTTGAAAGACAAGTCATTTAAGCCTGCCCCCGAATAAGTAACTGCATGACATGCAGCTTCCGTCGTCTTTGTAGAATCACTACACTGAGGTTGATTAGATACTAATAAGTGATAGTTTTCAGCATTTGCTAAATTGTCTTCAACTGTTTTCTTATCTAATGTGTTGGTTTTACGTTCCTCAACTGAAACAATTTCCTTGATAGGAATTTCTGTAAGGTATATAAAGTCGTGACCTCCACCGTTAAAGTATTCTACTTTATCAGTTGTATAGAAGTCAAGAAAAGACCTATTGCAATAGGTTTTTACAAGAGCAGAAACATGGCCGATAAGCGTATTAAGCTTAGCGTCAGCAGTAGTACTATTTATATTTGTGTAGGCTTTATAATCACCTAAATCTACTAAATTTGCCATCTGATTCCTTCTGTCCTTGTAAAAACCTACAGCCCCCGTAGGGACTATAGATTTCTATATTACTAAGTGTTAAGTACGATTACGCGAATGTACCTACAGCTAGTCCACCTGATAAGTTACCTGCACCAGTTCCGCTTCCAGCAATGATTTGCTTGAAACCGAAGCGCTGTGTAGCAACTAATACACGTGATTGCTTCTCTACGTAGTACTCAGACTGAACGTTGAAACCACGTTGACGAGGCATTAGGAAGTTAGCTTTATCAACCATTACTCCCCAAGTAGAGCCCGCAGTAGTAACATTAGGCATCTCTGGAGATACAATTACTGCCATGCCGAACACTGTACCAACTTGACCGTTAAGTTTAGTAGCGTTATCAGCACCTACTAAGTTAACATCAGCAAACTCAGTATCTTGTAAAAGATCCCAGTAAGTATTCTGAGAAACAACACAAGCTAAGCCATTAGTGTTTAATCCGTACTTACCTAACTCACGACGTAACTTAAGAATATCAAGAGCCTTCACTTCTGTACCCGCAGCTACAGTAGTTCCACCTTTAACAGCGATGTTAGTTAAACCCATAAACGGATCACCTGCACCAGTGTCACCAGCTAATAACTGCTCTTCAACTTTACGTGCATGACCACGAACTAAAGAATCTTTAAGTAAAGGCATCATAGCGATAATTGAATCTTCATCAAATTCGTCGATCATAAATGTCTTACTTGCCATCTTAGCAGTTGTTAAGTAGATTTCACTCAATGTAACTGTCTTCTCAGCACCAGTTGTAGCGTCTGTACCATAAGTACCCGTACCAACCCAGTCAGCCTTAGCAGCATCAGGAGCAATTGGTAAAGTCATTTGAGCCGCGTTTAATTTGATTTCACGGAACAAAGGAGCAACTACTAGATTTTCTTGAACTTCTTTCTCAATGTTATTTGAGATAATATGCTCATAATCTGTAGAAGAGATTTGACCTGATTGTGCACCACCGATTAAAGAAGTTGCTGCACCACCGGCTTTAAGCATTATGCCTAAGTCACCAGCTTTCTCAAGCATTTCACGACCGTGCTCAGTTTCGCCTAGTTGCTTACCAAGTAAAGAAGCAGTTAAAGCTGCAACTTCGAATTGACCGTAGTCTACTTCGAAACCTTTAGTTCCTGCATGGTCAGAGAATTCCATCTTGTTTGAACGTAAAGCTTCGATTTCAGCTGCTTTTTCAGCGATCTCGTTCTTCATTTCAGACATTACAGTCATTGCGTCTTCTTGCTTCTCAGTAATACGTGCTTCTAGTTCTTTAACTAAACGCTCTGCACCTGTTTGGCCCATTTCGATAATAGCAGCCTTTTGAGCTTCAGCTTCTGCTGCCGCTTTAGTTGCTGCTTCAGCAGTAGCTTTAGCTTTCGCTGCAGTCTCTGCTTGTTTCATAGCGATATCAGCTGCAGTTTTCTTTGCTACTTCTGCCATCATTTCTTTGATTTGATTTTCATCCATTGTTTTATTTTCCTGTTCTAAATGAGCACCTATGGTGTCATCCTTAGCACCAGTCATTGGTGCATCATTTTTTACATATTGAGATTTGAAAGCCTCAAACTCTTCGTTAGACCCATCAAAACCTTTAGCCAACGAAAAGAGGCTATCAGCGTTTGCTGGTATTGATACTACAGATACTTCGTGCAACTCTAAGTCTTTAATAACGAAAATATCTGTATCAGCGTCATAATCAGCGTCTTTAACTCTAAAGCCGACTGAGAATGCTTTGAGTATACCTTCTTTTACAAGATCGTATACTACTCCGGCAGATTTACTGATCTCTGCCACAATCTCTAAACCCTTATCTGTAACACTATAATCGACCATCTGACCTATTGGTTGTGCTCTATCATGGTATGCCAGGATAATTGGGTTTTTGAGATAATTAGTTAATGCGGACTCTGTTCTCCAAGCCTCTTTTACGATAACATCACCAACTCTATCTTTGCTGGTAGTGTTTGCATATCCACGTACTGTAATAGTACCGTCTTCTGCCTCCGATTTTGAAGATATTAAAGAGTCTAAATGAAAAGACTTATTTAGCATCTTTAACCTCCGCTTTTGGAGCCGCTTTTGGAGCCGCTTTTGGAGCCGCTTTTGGAGCCGCTTTTGGAGCCGCTTTTGGAGCCGCTTTTGGAGCTGCTGCAAATTGCTTTGCAATAAATCTTTGGAATCTAATATAAGACCCATAAGCTCTATTAATTACTGCGTAAGGGACAGGAACTTCTGCATCACTACGATACTCGCCTCTGTCCAATACTTTACCTAGCTTTTGAAAGTAACTTAGTACTTTTGATTCTAGTTCTGTTTTTGTCATTGTTATTCCTCTGAGTTTGGTTTAGGCTTTTTCGGAGCCCCACCTTCCTGACCTGAGACACCAGATGCTGAGCCAGATACATTTGCCGGAATTCGAACTTTTTCTAGTTCAGGATCCGATATATCCTCAAGTCTAAGCCTACTTCTTGCCTCGGCACCCGTCATAATTCCATTATTAACTAGTGCTGAGTAGTACTGGGCTTCATCTTTAAGTTCAGGTCTTAGGGCTTCTACACCTTGCACAACAATTTCCATGTCATACGAAAAGAACCTTTCTAAACCTGCTACTAACTTTCGTACTATTGGAAGTACTGTACTTAAGTAAAATAGTCGCAGATTCGGGTTTATATTAGCATTGTTACCGGAGTCTAGAAGGATAGGAGGAACTCCTAATGCCTTTAGGATTCTAGTCTCGTGCGCAGTAACTGCGTCTTCAAAATCTAAGTCTTTAAACGACTTCTGATTTATAGTATCTAACTCTAGTCCACCATCTAAGATTAGAGGTCTTCTGCCTCCTGATCTAGGGTTATACTTTCTGATCCAAGATTCTAGTAATCTTTCTTTAACTTTGGCAGATAATGTATTAGGACTTTTTATTACAAGTCCTGGTACTGCGCCGTTGCTAAAGAAGTTATCTTGGAAGTCATGCATTTTAGCTAGTGTATCTAATGACCTTGTAGCTGAGGACAGTCTGGAGTCCCCTCTAAAGATAGAGTTTGCAGAGTTCTCCTTTATATGAATTATCTCTTCTGGCTTAAATTTCTTTTGCTCGTACTTATAGTGATTAATAAAAGTTTTTTTGTCTGATATAATCTCTACGTTCTGTGCGGGTAGATGGTATAAGTGTGCTCCATCAAAGTACATAAATATGTTACCCTCAGTAATAAAATCTAGGAATATAGCGCGTCTAAACGTACTACTATCCTGGTAAGGGTTCGGTTGATAATTTATCAACTGGTCAATTTTGTTCTTTCTAAGAAGAGCGTTCCCTGCGAAGGGTAACTTATCTCCTACATCTATGTTAATTGAAGCTGCGGCGTCTACAATAAGGTTAATACCTCTGTTAACTACCTCTACTTCTTTGTATGCTACGTTGTATCTTCTCCACGGTTTCGTCGATGCTGAAGAGCTTTCAGATCCGTGTATATCAGGCTGTGCTGGATTTAGTTTTGATACAAACTTATCAAATAGTCCCATATTCTTTTTTCCTACGTTTTTGTACCCAACGTTCTTGCTTTGGGCCGGTAGTCAGATTAGGCTTCTTACCATATATACTGTGAAGTTTCAGATGGTGCGTATGGCAGAGGGTTACTGTT